AATGAGTTTTTAGAGTATTTGTATGACTGATCATACCTTATTATAATATATACTATGTTGATAATGAGTTGAATACTCAGTATTAAAATAGTGTATTGCATAGGAGTAAGGAATCTCCTTCTATAATGACATGGTAAGTAATATATTTATTTTAAAATTTGTTTTATGTATTTATTTAACTTTTGTTTATTCAGTAATGGATAAACAAGGAAGACTACAACTTAAACACAGTTAGAAGTACTGGGCCTTTCCTTGAACTAGGAAGGCAAAATTATTACGTATTGGTAACAATATTTTGGTTTTTATACCTTATATTAGAGCTTACTTTTACGTATTTTCCATTTGTATTTAAAATAGTTTTTTAATTTGTAAGAAAAATTTTAATGATTTTAATATTAATTAATTCGTTTTTGAAAGTTTATAGTACATTTTAATTATATTTAAAGAAACCGATGATATGTTTAATTAGGTCGCTTGGTGTAGCCTAATTATGATTTGAATGGATGGCCTTTATTTATATTAAATTGTATTATATATTAGTAGAATATTTATTATTTATTTATGTTGTCTCATGCAGCCTTGAGCCGTTAGCCGTGAGCAGATTAAATAGGTTTAAATATAGTTTTAATTTGTTAAATTTTGTTTAAATTTTTAGTGTTAAGACAAAGTGACACGTTCATATTCACTTTTCAAACCCACTTTTATGACAATTACATTTTTGCTAAGCTCAGCGAGCGTAAACGAGAATAAATCTGAAAGTACACCAACAATTAAGCATTCATTGAGACGTAATGCAAACTTAACTCGGGTAGTTGTTTTTACAACGCAGAGTGGAGAAATGACTCCTAAAACATATGGTTCTTCAAAATTTGCTAAGAAGAAACAAGAAGAAAAGGTTTTGCTGTTGCGAGCAAAATCTATTATTTACGCCAAGAAGAAAATGGCTAAGAATGCAGATAAAACTAAATATGATGAAGCTTTATCTACAGTTACTCGCAAATTAAACTTCGAACCTCATTCAGGATTGTTTGATAACGAATGTTTGCAGGAAGATAAGTTGTCCTGTTTAGACGTTATTGATACATTGCCACAGTGGTATTTGAATTCATTTTACAATCAATACCAAGATGTTTCTGACTCTTGTAAGAAAGAGTATCAGCGTGTGTATAACACTTATTTTAGTGGCAAAATTAATTTAAGTGATGATGATAATGGGATTTTTAATTTTCAATTTGACATTTTAACCCGTATATCGGAATTTTCAAATTTGTGTAAGAAAATGCTATATTGCAATGAGGATAACATAGACTGTTGGGTTGCTTACCTGACAGCTATATCCACATCAACCAATATGACTAATTTTGTTTCAGTTACTTATTTATTTTTCAGAGAACAAGGCATGACATCTTGTTGGAAAATAGTTAAGGACATGTTTAAGAAACATAGTTTTAAATTTCGTTTTCAAAATGGAGTTGAAACTAATGACTTAGATGATTCGTCTGAATCTGAATTTAATCATGAAGATTTTTTGAAAATGTTGAAAGGGAAATTTTCTGGTTTTAAACATATGAAGAATTCAAAGGCTTTTGGAATATGCAGTAAGATTTTATTATTGATCACTTCTAATATGTTGTGTACCAGTAGTTTAATTAAGTTTAACATGTGTGGTTTCAATGTTTTTAGTGAGTCTTTAATTAAAAGAATTTTGCATAGCACCAAAAATTCTGTAAGTGATATTTTTGAGTTAGCCATTGAATCTGTTGAATATTTTTTGGAAGTAGGATATTTATGTTTTAAATACAAGTCTTTTAGACCTTTATTATTTGACAACCACGAGCAATTGTTACATGCGGAAATGCATGTTAAATTTTTATCTTCATGGACATCAGTTAAAGAGTTGGATTGGATTAATTCAGGATTTCGTGATGAGGTTGAGTATAGAGAAGAAGCGATTAAGTTGATAGAATTCTATAAAAAGCAGTATTCTTCTTTGAAATTATTAAACAGTCACGAAGGTGAAATTATTAAACGTAAGTGGGAAGTAATAGAAACAAAACTGAAAGAAATGGTTAGGTTATCTATGTGTGGTCGATTGAGAAAATCACCGTTTGCTATTTGTATTCATGGTGGTTCTAGTGTAGGAAAGAGTTCTATATCTCAGATATTGACGACAAGTGCGGTTATTGCTCAAGGTGGAAATCCAAGCCCTGAGTATGCAACTGTTTATAATCCTAATGATAATTTTTTCTCTACGTATAAATTTGGTACAGAGGCGATTTTGTTGGACGACATGTGTAATACAAAACCAGATTTTGTTAAAAATTCGCCTGTGGAAAAAATTATTGAGTTTGTTAATAATATAGCTTCTTATCCCGTTATGGCCGATTTGGCATCGAAGGGCAAAATTCCTTTAGAACCTAAAGTCGTAACAGTGACCACAAACGTGGCAGATTTATTAGCTGGAGTATATTCAATGGAACCTGTTTCTATTATGCGTAGGTTTAATTTATTTGTTACTGTTGAAGTCAAAGAATGTTTTGCTAGAAATCCTGGTGTTAGTGCTCAACATAGGCAATTATGCCCAACATTAGCCCGTAAATTTACAGATAGTATTATTTCAAATGATCCGTTGGACATAATTTTTGCGGATTTGTGGGACATTTATTGTTTTACTATTGAGTCAGGAGGTATGGAAGGTGTAGCCACCGTTGTTAAAAAACCTGTTAAGGTTGACAATAAAGGTTTTTGTGTTCCTATGTCTATACGAGAAGTTCATGAATTAGTATGTCAAATGGCACATAAGCATTCTAATGATCAACAATTAGTAGTTAAACGTATTTCAGATTTGCCACGTGCTTTATCTGATGCGTATGTTGAAAAATATCCTCACAATAGGACTTCATATGACCAAAAATTTCAAAGTGGAATTTTACAATCGCTTTTGCCAGTAGTTTCTACATCAAAATTTAACAACTATTTTATATGTTTACCTTTTATATTTATTGTTTCTCAATTTTTGTTTGCATTAGCATTATTTATTTTATATTTTAGGAGGATTTTAAATTTATATAATACATATAAACGCAATAAATTGTCGTTAGATTTTGCTTTAAATAATCCTCGTTTATCTATAATTTCTTTAACGGGTTTTACAGTAGGTTTTTCTTATTGGTTTGTGTTGTTGGTAAAGTGGGTTTTAACATCTGCTATTAACAAGATGAAAAAGTCATATTTTAGTCAAGGCAATTTGACACCGCTGAGTGTCGAGGAGTTGAATATTAATTCCACTTCTACAAACACATGGGTTAAGCGTAATGTTGAGCCCATAGTTGTGGAAGGTTGTAAAACTATGATTGATGTACAATTAAAAAGGAAAGTAGAGAAAAACATGATTATTGTTATTGCTGAATCTGGTATAAATGTTGGCAAATCTCATTATGTAAATGGTTTTATGGTGCAAAATAATTTTTGTTTAATACCCAACCATTTTTTCAAATTGATGATTGAAAACAAAGTGCAATTTTTAAAATTAAGATCTTCTAGAACGAGTGAATATGAAGATAGAATTCAGAGAATGCATTTTAATAAGAATCATTATTATCATTTTCAAGACACTGATTTGGGTTTACTTTATGTAACTTACGGAGTGCCAGTTAACAACTTGATTAAATTTATCCCTGAAGATATACAAGAACGCAGGATACCTGCTGAAATGGTTTATTTGACTAATGATGGTGTTAGAAATACGGCTACGGCTTTATTACATTTTGGTGAGCAAAAAATATCATCTTTAGATGGTACAAATAAATTAGTGTATGAAGGGTATAGTTATAAGTTGGATAACAATATTAACACTTTTAATGGTATGTGTATGGGCACATGGATCTCCAATACTAAACCAACGGCGATAGTTGGTTTTCATTTGGGGGGCAGTTCAGGTACACCGATGGGTTGTTCAGGTTTTATATCAGCTCAAAACATAAGAGGTGCTATTAAATTATTAAGTATTTGTAATATTGATGTAGTTGAAATATCTTCTCAAGGTAGTTTTGATCCGCATTTTGGGGAAACACATGTTAAACACATGAATCCCAGATTATCGGAAGATATTAAACCTGATCATCCTATGTTATACACTCCTAATAATAGTTATTTGATTAATTACGGTAGTATTTCTGGTACTCATAAGTATAGAACTAAAGTGTGTGAAAGGAAATATGCTAAGGAATTTTTTGAGGTTTTAGGGAAAACTATAGAATATGGACCACCTAATATGAATGGTCCACCTAAATGGTTTCATTTTTCTAAGAATTTATTTAAGTTTGCTGAACCGGGAATTGGGCCAAAATCCGAAATTTTAAAAAGGGCTGTTAATGATTATTTATTACCTTTGAAGAAAGTATATACTGAATTTAATGCGTCAGGTTTATTGTTAAATAGACCGTTAACTAATGATGAAATTTTAAATGGTATTCATAATATGCGTTTTATTGATGCAATGAAGGCTACATCTTCTATGGGTTTTCCGTTATCTGGTAAATTATCTGATTATATTGAAGGACCAGATGGACACAAAGTTTTTAAATCTGAAGCTCAATTTTTCTGGAAACGAGTTGAAGATATGGAAAATAATTATTTATTAGGAAAGAGATCACATCCTGTTTTTACATCACATTTAAAAGATGAACCGAAGAAAATAGGAAGTGAGAAAGTTAGAGTTTTTTTTGGCGCTTCTACTGATTTTAAATTGATTATCAGAAAATATTTTTTGCCAATTGTTAGATTATTGTCAGAATTACCTATAATTTCAGAATGTGCAGTTGGTATAGATTGTCATTCACCTCAGTGGGGTGAATTTATGAATCATGTTACAACTCATGGTGATGATAGAATTGTAGCTGGAGATTATTCCGGTTATGACCAGCAGTTACCCTTGAATGTTACTCAAGCTAGTATGAACATACTAGTGGTTTTAGCTGAATGTTTGGGGTATTCCGAGTCATCATTGAAAATAATGAGAGGAATTATTAGTGACATAACTACACCAACTGTTAATTTTTACGGGTCTTTAATGACACTGATGGGAGGCAACCCCAGTGGTCAAAATTTAACTGTTTATTTGAATTCTATAGTAAATGCAGTGTTATCAAGGTGTGCTTTTTATGAGTTAGCACCAAATAATGGATTTGCTTATTTTCGCAAATACGTTTCACAGATTACTTATGGTGACGATGACATCGGTTCTGTTTCTGAATTATGCCCATGGTTTACTGCTGTTGAAAAAGCGAAGATATTGAAATCATATGGGTTAGTTTACACACCACCATCTAAAAGTGGTGATCATATTGATTACATGAAATTGGAAGATGTTGATTTTTTAAAAAGGAAGAATGTTTATATTCCTGAAATTAATAAGCATTTGGGAGCTTTGGAAGAATCTTCTATTTATAAAAGTTTGTCTCATGGTATACCTTCTAGTTTTGTGACTGATGAGGAAGTCTTGGGTCAAGTTATTGATGGTGCGCTAAATGAGCTATTTGCTCATGGTCGCGACAAATATGAAAATTTTAGGTGTGTTGCACTTGAATTTTTAAATAAACACAATCTAATCAGACATTCAGTGTCAATTGATTTAGATTACGATGCACGTATAAAAAGATGGCGTGATAATCATTGTGTTGAATAATATGTATTTGGATACCCGTATATATTAGCAATATATATAAGGCTTTGCATGTTAGCTATTTACATCATGAAACTAATTACTTTTGAGTTAAGGTAATTTTTTATATGACTCACTAACACACAAGGAGGGCGTTCTCCCTCGAGGTCAAATAATGAACAACATATGAGTATAGCCGGATTTACTCAACCGGAAGGGCTGGATAGCCCGCTTACAAGTGATTTTAGCACAGAGTCTCGGAGGCCTGGTGGAACTTGGATTGTACCACATGGATGTTGCAGCGCAAATCACCTTTCTCCACGATACCATGGGCTTATATCATGTGCGCCAGTCACAACGTATTGGCCGACTACAATTTGTCATGTATGTAATGTTGGCGCTGCTTTGCCTTCTTTTGTTCCTCAGTCTGGTATATTTCCTACTGGTGAATATTATAACAATGTAGTTGTTATACCAGAATTTATATATCCTGACGGTTCATTAATTATAGATGCAATTAATGAAGTGAATCAAAAACGTTTGGATTATATTTTATATTACACCAATGGGGATTTTTCTTTGCCTTTACCTGATTCGGATTTTTATGCCAGTGCTTTAAACACTGCAAAAAGATTTTTAAAGAATTATTCAGGCCCTAACAAACCTCAAAGTGGGTTGATGTTTCAATCTGGAACTTTAGTTACAGAAACATTAGAGAAACATTCTACACAAATTTTAACATCGTTTTTAAGTGATACACGTTCTGAAGAAGTTTCTTTTGATGTTAATCATGAACAAACATTATATTCACATGATTTGGATGTTGAACAGTTGCAACATTTTTTATCACGTCCATTGAATATTTTAAATTATGTTATAACACCTGGTGCAACAGCTGCACCATTAAATCCTTTAGCATTACCATCTCAGATTCAGCCTTCTTTGTTTTTTCAAAACAAAAGAGTTATGAATAGGATGAACAATTACAGAAATTTTAAGTGTGATTTGTGTTTTAAGTTTTTGATTAATGGTTCTCCTTTTCATTACGGTCGCTATATTGCAGCTACATTACCTAATCATACTGAGGATGCTTTGTTTGGTTTACCGAATTTAACTGTTGATAACGGACCTTTGATTAGATCTAGATTAACTCAGTTACCTCATGTTTATTTAAATCCTACTACTAGTCAGGGAGGCTGTTTGCGGCTTCCTTATTTGCATAAATTTGATGCTTTTAACATGGCTTTAAGTGAACAAAACAATATAGGTGTGGTTATTTTGAGCGAATTAGTTCCTTTACTTCAATTAGGCACGGCGGTCGATACTATTACTATAGCTGTTTATTGTTGGGCGGAAAATGTTGTTTTTGGGGCTCCTACAACAAATAATTTACCTGGTTTAGTTCCTCAGAGTTCAGATGAGTATGAGGAACTTGGACCCATATCTAGTGTTTCTAACACAATTATGAAGGCTTCAGCTATATTAGAAGGGGTACCCATGATTTCTAAGTACGCCCGCATATCAACTTTAATTTTGAAATTTAGCACAAATGTTGCGTATTTGCTGGGTTTTTCTCGTCCCAATGTAATTAGTGATATGATGATTGTTAGGGAACGTAAAAATCCTAATTATGCTTCCACTAATCAGAAAGATCCTATATATAAGGTTACATTGGACGATAAACAGGAAGTTTCTATTGATCCTAGGATAGTGGGTTTTAATGGCAGGGATAATATGTTGATTTCTGATATTATACAACGTTCGTGTATTTATCATGTTTTTCCTTGGCGCACTACTAGTGCTCCAGGAGTTCCTTTAATTTATATGAACGTTGCTCCTAATTTTTGGGGCATAGGTTCAGGTGCAGGAGCAAACAGGTTGGCCTTAACTCCTCTTACCTATGTAGCGCAATCTTTTAGATATTGGCGTGGTTCATTGCGCTTTAGATTTGTAGCAGTTGCTTCGTCGTTTCATAGAGGAAGAGTTAGACTTATATACGATCCAGCTGGATTTGGAACCGTTACAGGAACTACCGTTTTTGAATCTAATACCAATTATAATTACATTTGGGATTTATCAGATTCACATGAGGCGACTATGGATGTCTGCTTTATGAGTCATTTACCATATTGTCGCACGCAAAGACCAGGCGCTTTAAACGTTAAGCAAGGTTTTGCTGGAATATATGGAGGTGCTAACGGTTTGTCCCACAGTCCTTCAACAGATAATGGATCTATAGCCTTGGTTGTACAGAACGATTTAACTTGTTCTGGACAAGCTGTTTCTGATGTTCAAATTATGTGTTATGTGTCTGCAGGTCCAGATTTTGAATTTTTTGAACCTGAAGATGGTATGAACGATTATAGTTTTTATCCTCAATCAGGAGAAATGATGCAAGATGATTTACATTTACGCTCTGCTTCTCCTGACGTAGTGTTTGGCAAATATATTAGTCCAGATAATCAAGCGCATAATATTTGTCATGGTGATCCTGTTATTAGCATTAGAGCTTTATTGAAAAGATATTGCACATATTTTTATGTGCCGATGCCTGCATTGCCAGCAGGTGTATCAGTATTAAATTGGAATTTATCTGGTTATCCTTTAAATAGGGGTAAGGCACCAAACGGAATGCATTTGGCTGGAACTGCTTCAACCAATTATGTTCACAACACACACATAACATGGTTTTCGGCTTTGTTTATGGCAAAAAGAGGTGGTATGCGTTGGCGTGTTACCGACGTTGGTAGTCCAACAGTTAAAGTTACACATTTACAATTAACTAGGACACCAAATTCAACTTTTGCAGCTAATATTGGCGCAGCCCCAGTAGGAACATCTACTGGTGCAGTCGCTAAAGCTTATTTATCGGCTTTTACATTGGGAAGTGTACAAGCTCGGAATTCCATAGCAGGTTTTACTTTAGGCGAAAACACTGGCAATGGTAAAGTGGTAGCTGACATAGAGCTACCTTATTATAACAATAGGCGTTTTATTCCGTGCAGAACGGGAGACAATTCCATACCTTCGGATATGGGATTGTTAATTTCTGCTATAGTGGGCAATGGGGGTACAGTACCCCAGACTGGAGCATTAAATTGTTCCATTGCAGGTGCTGATGACTATTCTTTGTATGGATTCATTGGTGTACCTATTGTTCATTACGTTCCTGTATTAACTTAATACAGAACCACTCGCGGCAACCGCGGGGTGGCGTTTTACATAACGTCATGGGGTTTTCCCGTCATTTTTTAAATTTACCTTAATTTTATGGCGGGCATTCCGCTAGTTTTTAGAGGTTGCAAATTTAAAAAGTGAACTACCCTACACTTAATATGCATAACAGTATGATATAAGAAGGTAAGAAAAATCTTACATCATTTGGTTAGATGATTCCAATTTGGAGGTGTCATGCATAGGGTTGCTTTTCCAAAAAAAAAAAAAAAAAAAAAAAATACTCCCCTGTACCTTGTTGTACTCTGCGTTGATACCAC